GGTCATCGCGCTCATGGCGCGGGTGGCCGCGCTTGAGGCGAGGGTCGCCTCCCTGTCCGACCGTGCGCCGAAGGCGAGGGCGAAGGCGAATGCTTGACTTCACGAACATCTCCGCTATCCGCGACGAGATCGACCGTGCGGAGTGGTTTCGCGACCAGCACTTCCAGACCCCGAAGGAACTGCGCGAGTGGTTCTGCGGGCAGGGCTACCGCGACGGGTACGGGGTGAACCATCCCGAGAACGCCGTCCACGCCTACGTCAGCATGGTGCTGCCGCGCATCATCCACGACAACCCCAAGGTGCGCGTGACGAGCGCGAGGCCGCATGTCCAGCGGACGGCCTGCGTCGCGATGAAGGCGGCGCTCAACAGGTGGTCGCGCATGGTTCGTTTGCGCGGCACGATCGAGCGCATCGCCACCGACATGCTGCTCGGTTGGGGCGTCGCGCTCGTCGTCAACGAGCCGAAGGGCGCGGAGCGCAAGTGGGACTCCTCCGGCCCGTACCTCCCGCGCGCCTACCGCATCGACCCCGCGAGGTTCGTGATCGACCCCGCGGCGATGCACTGGGAGGAGGCCCGGTGGATGGGCCACGTCTGGGTCTGCGACAAGGAGGACCTCCTCCGCCGCGCGGAGTTCGACGAGACGTGGAACCGCGACGAGATCGAGCGCCTCGCCACGAACAACGGCGTGGACGAGTTGCGCGACAATCGCGACGTTCCCGAGCGCCGCGAGGTGGCGATCTACGAGATCTGGGTCCCCGAACTGCACGAAGCGGCCGCGGAACTCCTCGACGAGGCGACCGACGACGCCCTGTACAACGGCACGATCTACACGGTCGCCAAGTACCAAGGCGGCTCCGGCGACTGCGTCTGCGAGTTCATCCGCAGGCCCCTGCCCTACTACGGCCCGCCTTCCGGCCCGTACACGGTCTTCGGTGCCTTCAGCGTCCCGAACGACCCGTACCCGCTGTCCCCGATCGTCGCCTGCCGCGACCAGATCCAGTACGCGAACGACCTCGCGACGAGCCAGCAGGAGAACCAGAAGCGGTACAAGCGCATCCTCGTCGGGGACGCCAAGAACCCGAAGTTCCTTCAGGACGTGGTGAACGCACCAGACCTGTACGTCTTCGCGGAGGCGGGTCTCGACGCCCGCAGCCTCCAGCCCGTCGAGGTCGGCGGCAGCACGAACCAGCACATCCAGTCCGTCGAGGTCGCGAAGGATCGGCTCGACCGCGCCCTCGGCATGTCGGACGCCATGCGCGGGAACGTCGCCGGGAGCGCGAGCGCCACGGAGGTCGCCGTCGCGGAGAGCGCCAGCACCATGCGGATCGCCCACCTCAAGCGGGCGTTTCAGGACTCGATGGACACGGTGTTCCGCAACATCGGCTGGTACATGTTCCACGACGAGCGCATCGTCATCCCGGTCGGCGGCGAGGACGCCCGCGAGGCTGGAATGCAGGATCCCGTGTTTCAGGGCGGCCTGAAGGTCGGCGCTTGGGAGGACATGCAGGTCGACGTGGACGCCTACAGCATGGAGCGCACCTCCGAGATGCTCGCCCAGAAGCGTGCCGTCGAGGTGTTTCAGGTCATCACGTCCGCCGGGCAGGCGATCCCCGCCATGCCTTGGATCAAGTGGCGCGACCTGCTCTCGTTCCTCGGTGACGCGCAGAACGTCCCGCAGATGCAGGATTTCATCGACGAGGAGGTCATCCGCAAGATGCAGGGCGGCATGCCCGGTCCCGGAGTCCCGTCCCCGGCGCAGGGGGGTGTTCCCGCTTCCGGCCCGGCACCTTCTCCTACTGGCGAGGCCCCGGCCGTCCCTGCCCGTGCGCAGGCGGCGATCGCGGCGGCAGCAGCGAGGGCATGATGCCGAGTTACGAGTTCGAGACGAAGGACGGGAAGGTCATCGAGTGCGTCTTCGCGATGCGCGACGTACCCGCCATCGGCTCGTCGTTCGAGCATCCGCTGTTCGGCACCGTCGTCCGCGTCCCGAGCGGCACGCAGGTCAGCCCGAACTTCACCACCTCGGCCTATCCGTACGTCAGCCGGGCGCTTCCGCGGAACCTCGCGGGCGTCAAGTGCGACGCGCAGGGACACCCGATCATCCACAGTCGCCGTGAGGAACGCAACGTAGCGTCCCGCCACGGCTACGTCAGGGCAGAGGACTGAACATGGACAGCAATGCTGAACCCATCGTGCAGGCCGACACGCCGTCCGACGGGACGGCGGAGCAGGTCGTGCAGGACACCGCGCAGGTCACGGAAGCCGTCGAGGCCAACTCCGATGACGACGACGCAATCCTCGCGAGGCTGCTCGACAGCATCGAGACGGAGGACGACAAGGAGGCAGACGTGGATTCGTCCGCTGCTCCCTCCGAGCCAGCCCCCGCACCCGATGCCCCGTCATTCGACCGTGACGCGGTCGCCAAGGTCCTGAAAAGGGACGGCGTACCCGACGAGGTCATCGCCTCGGCTTCTCCCGAGATCCTCTCCAAGTGGGCGGAATCGGCGGCGAAGCGGCAGAAGGACGTTGACTCGTACGGCGGTCGTCTGAAGCAGTTGGAGGAGCAGGTGTCGAAGGGCGCGCAGCAGAATCCACAGGTGCAGGACAACACGCCTGCCCCGTCGGAAACGCCTGCGGCGGCCGATCCCTTCGCGCAGATGGCGGCGGTGTACGGCGACGATGTCGTCAGTCCCGTCCGCATGGCCTTCCAGCAGCAGCAAGCGCAGATGCAGGAGCAACTGCTGCTTGCGCAGGCCCGTGCTGCCGATGTCTCGCTCCGCGTCCAGTACGGGGCCAAGGCCCCCGCCTACGACGCGGTCCTCGCGAAGATGTCGGAACTCGGGGCTGCGAAGCCGGGTGGGTACGCAAGCGTCGACGAACTCGCCGCCGCCGCCTACTCGGCCATCGTTGGATCGAGGCCGTCAGCGCCTCCGAACGTGCGTGCCAGCCAGCCGACGGCCCCCAAGGGGACCACGGCCCCGGTGAAGCCGCCGCCTCGGGACGCGGACGACGAGATCCTTGACCAGATCATGTCGGGCGGGGGCATCCGCCTCCGATCCGCTTCAAGAAAGTAAGGAGCAAGGCAAATGCCTTCGATTACCCAGTTCAACGACTTCATGCAGTCCACCGGGCCTGCGTACCTGAAGTCCGCCGATGCAGTCATCAACGAGGCCGTCAAGAACAACTACGTCCTCTCCCGTCTCCTCAAGGAGAAGGCAAGCGAGACGCTCGTTCAGGGCGGTACGTCCATCAAGGACGTGATCGTCTTCGACGACGCCTCGACCTACCAGAAGTACCAGCCCAACGACACGTTCACTTGGAACAACCCGCAGGTCACGGACACGCTGACCGCTCCGTGGCGGTTCTCGATGGACTACATGTCGTGGACCGATCAGGAGGTCGAACTCAACGACGGCGACGCCAAGACCATGTACAAGCGCCTCAAGCGCATCAAGGAGATGCGCATGTGGACCTCCATGCTGAACGGCATGGAGAACGACCTGTGGGCTCCGTACATCGGCAACTACGGCAACATGGAGACGGGCGGCAAGGAGCCCTACGGCCTCCCTGCGTTCATCACCGAGATCATCAACAGCGTCACCACCTTCGGTGAGCGCGGTGGCGCTCCGACCGGATGGACGAACGTCCTCGGCATCAACCCCACCACGGACGCCCGTTGGTCGAACCAGATCTCGTTCTACGACCGTGCGCTCGACCACAACGCGACCCCGGCTTCGTTTACCTACACGAACCACAACGCCGGAACCCGTCAGGTCGGTGGCCTGTTCACCGCGATGGACGAGATGTACCTGAAGGTGCAGTTCAAGGCTCCGCTGACGCAGCGTCAGTACTTCGAGGAGACGAACTTCCAGCGCCAGATGATCCTCGCGTCCCGTCTGGGCGTGAACACCTACAAGCGCGCCCTCCGTGCGTCGAACGACATGCTCGTCAGCCCGCAGGACAGCGCCTACAACACCCCGACGTTCTCGGGCATCCCGGTGGAGTACTGCTCCAACCTCGATGACGCTGCGATCTTCCCCGCCGCCGGATCCTCCGTTGCGGACAGCAAGTCCGGTCGCGATGGTGCGACCCTGTCCACGACGGTCACGCTGTCGGAGACGGCCGCCAACGTCATCGACAAGGGGCCGCGCTTCTGGTTCGTCAACGGCCAGTACCTCACGCCGATCTTCCACAGCACCCGCTACATGAAGAAGCACGACGTGATGCGTCACCCGAACCAGCCGTTCACTTGGGTGCAGCCCGTCGATTGCTGGTGGAACCTGTTCTGCAACAGCCGCCAGCGTCACGGCATCGTCGCCCCGGTCAAGACCACCTGATGAAGCAACGGGGGCGGGAGCGATCCCGCCCCCTCTACCACACAAGGAAGGACACACACAATGATTCTTGCTCCTAACAACGGTGCGCTCGGGATTCAGCCCGCTGGCACCTCTGCGCGCTGCATCAACCGCGATTCCACGGCAGTCGTCGTCGGAAACGTCGTCATCACGTCGTTCAACCACTCCAGCGTCATCTATCCTCCTGCGGAAACCGTCGCGAGTTTTGAACTCTCGCCGTTTTCCTGCGTGAAGTTGGCTGAAGGCGATGTCAATGCATCGTCCGGTGACGGCTCGCACTCGAACGCCGGATACATCGGCGTCGTCACCTCCCTTCCGTCCGGTTCGGGCGCGCAGGGTCAGGTGGTCAACGTGCAGTTCGGCGGCATCGCCACCGCTCTCGTTCGCGCCACGACCAACAACGTCGTCGTCGGCAGCAAGTTGTTCCTGTCCGATACGGCTGGTCGTTTCGGCAACGAGGCCGATTCGGCAAACCCGGACACGACCGTCGCCATCGCGCTTGGCGCGGTGACGGCTGCGGCGTCTGCGAACATCCCCGTTCTGCTGTTCAACGGCCCGATTGATGGCACGGCTACGGCCCTGACCTGATCTGACGCAACCATTCACCACTGGCCGGGGAAACCCGGCCAGTGGAATTACCGATGCTCACATACCTCGACCTGAAGAACCACGTCCTCCTCGCCATCGGCGGTCGTCCATCGACGGCATCCGGGCAGACGGTCGCGCAGCGACAGGCCGAAATCGTGAACATCGCCGGGGAACACCTGTTTACCCACCCGTGGCGGTTCCGCGAGGCTTCGTCGAACGTCTCCACCGTGGCTTCGCAATCGTATGTCGCGCTGCCATCGGACTTTGCGGAACTGACGCAGGCTTGGAAGGAGGACTACGTCCTCTGGATCCAGTCCCCGGAGGAGGTCGAGGCCGCCCGGCAGTCGAACTACCCGGACCTGACGTGGCGGGCCTACGTCAAGGAGTACGTCCCGACCGGGGACACGGCTGGCGTCTCCACGACCGCTTCCTACAGGCTCGAACTCTACCCGACCCCCACCTCCGTCGAGACGCTCAAGATCCTGTACCGCAAGGGCTGGCAGGGGGTATCCGCTTCCACGGCCGATACGAGGATCATCGAGATCCCGCGGCACGTCGAGGCGACGCTGATCGCCTATGTCCGCGCCGTCGCGGAGTCGTACGAGGACGGGCAGCAGAGCCAGCGGTTCGCGGAGATCGAGGCTGGCCCGATCTTCGGGGCTGCGAAGCAGAAGGACGGGATGGTGCAAGGCACCTTCGGACAGTTGCCGCCGAACCTCTGGCGGTCAGGAACACGGAACGGGCCGGGATTCGTCATCCTCAACCCCGTGAACAACCCATCGTAAGGAACGACCATGAGCCTACTCGGACTGAACCCGACGATCACCGCGACCCGGACGCTGAACGCACCGCTTGCCCTCGCGAATCCGTCCAACGTCGCTGCAAACACGACTGTCTCCGCCCGTGTGCAGACCGCGACCCGTCCGACCACCGGAACCGGGCGCATCGTCCTGCACACCAGCATGAACTACCTGCTTCTCCAGACCTTGAACACGTCTGGAGCGACGGGTGTTACTTGGTACGCGATCGGCTGGACGTTTGCCGTTGATTCGTCGCTCTGGATCCCGAAGTTGCTGACCAAGTTCACGGTGACTCCTTCGACCACCGCTGGTGCCGAGGTGAGCAGCCTGCGTCCGGGTCGCGACTACGTCAAGAATCTCGGTGACCTGAAGATCTACAACGGCGAGGAGGCATCCTGCCCCGGTGGCTTCGTCGTGATCGACCTTGTCGGAAGCGAAGCAGTCGAGTTGCAGGGAGTCACCGCCGCTGCCGGAAACATCAACGCCCTCGTCGGGTTCATCTGATGCACGCACGCAACCGGACATGGCTGCTCGGCTCTGACCCGGTCGAGCGTTGTAGGCAGCGCACGCTCCCGGTGGAGGGCGGCGACGGCTCCACGCT